TACTATGCTGATACTACCATCTACACCTAAATAATTGATTTTGTCTTGACCAACAGAAATTTTATCTTGTGAATCTATACCTGCTCCATTAACAAACAGATAACCAAATGATTGAAACATTATATTAGCATTCTTATTAGTTTCTGCTACATTCATAGATAAATTAGTTTGTATTAAATCTGTTGAAGCATTAGTATCTAAATAATCTGTTTCAGGCTTACCATCTCTAAAACATTCTACAAAAGGTAACACACCATAAGGATTAACCATATCAGGATTATCATCATGTGTATACATCTTTCCATTCTTATCAAATATAAAGTGATTCTCAGAATCCCAGTATGCAAATTGTTCAGGAGTAGTATCCAATACCTCTGCTTTTTGAGCAATAGGATAAACAATAGCATGAGGCTTAAGTGGATCAGTATCAAAGATTGGTTCATAATCCATAATAATATCATACTCTATACATTCACTTCCATCATCTTTAATTCTCCAGCAAGGCTTGATTAATACACCATCAAGTAGGTTAGTCATTCTTTCTAATCTTTGTAGTTTGTGGTCTTTACCACTAAAGTAATCAGTAATATCTTCTTTAGTATAGGTTCTAATAGGTGCTTCCATATATACAAGTGATATTCTGTTTATAATTCTTTTAGTTATATTAACATTACCAATAGGAACTTTAGATAAGGTAGAATCACTAAAATAATCACTTACATATTCTTTAGTATTACCTTTATAATAATCAAGTGCCTTATATCTGCTATTCTTCCACTTGTTTTTTCTTTGTTGGTTAATGTCCCATTTACTCATTAAGACACTTAGTTCACCTATATTTGGTATCATATCTTGCTCCTATTATCTATCTTGTGTTCCTATTACTGGTTTAACTACTGGAAATTCCCAATCTACACCATATCCAAAAGCATCAGACATGTGTGTTAATTCTTTATTACTTTTATCTATATCTCTGCTACCCTCTTTATTAGTAACCTTTTCTAAATCACCAATTAACATCTTACAAGATTTATCAATAAGAATATTATCTTTTGATAAGTTGTTATTAACAGCATTTACTCTATTAACAACTCTTGGATTAATATGTTTTACCATTACCCTTATCCCATTTCTTCTAACTATATCTATATCTGAATATTGTGCTGATGAATGCCTTGAACTACCTGTTGCATCAGGATAAGCTATATATTGTTGATTAGGATACATTCTTCTTATTTCATCACACATTCTTTGTGTCATTAAATCTCCTTCACCTCTATGGTATAAGGCAATCTCTTTGACCACTCTAATAAAAGGTTTTTGTTTGTACACTTGGAACACAACTGCTGATAAGGGATCAACATTCCAGTCCATTCCAATTCTGATGGGCAATCTACTGTTATAGGATACTTCACCTGTGTGCTGTTCTCTATTGAAAGCATAATAAGTTGCTCCTCTACTTAAATTAACAAATTGTCCTTCCATATATGCTTGTAGCATCTTTTCATCATAGTTGCTTTCAAGCAATCTAATATAATTCTCAGGCAAGTAAGTATTATCTTTTGTCTTACCATGAATTAACAATCTATCATCATTATTATCTTCTACAAATATCTTATGGCAATAGTGATAACCCTCTGGAGTAGATACAATAAACATCTGACAATCTTCTGCACCTCTCATTCTACCTATTGCTTTTTTAAATGCTATATCACAATTCTTATATGATTCTACATCAAACTCATCAAAACCTATATAGTTTAACTCTGCTCCAATAATCCTTTGTGGCTTTTGTAACTGGTATATCTTAATAGTTCCATAAGGTGTAGTGAACTTATGCTTTGCTATATTGTATTGGTAATATATACCTTTAGCTTCAAGTAGTTCTTTAAATGGATTAACAAATAGTTCATCTGCTAAATCATATGTAGGATATATAATCCAACCATTAGAAACACCTTTGCTATTCTTTTTTGTTATATGTGATACAAATACCTTCCTTAAAAAGATATGTGTCTTACCTGATCCAAAACCAGCTATCAAACCAGTAATAGGTTTCTTTGATGTCAAAAAACTCCATTGATGAGGAAAGTAATCTTTCTTATGTAAAGTTAGATTAGAGTTCATCAAAATTAATGTCAGTTATAGGCTTAGATATTTCTACTTCTTGTTTCTCTGTGTATCCTCTTTTCTTTCCTCTACACTTTAAAAAGAATATAATAGCTGTTATATCACCTTTTTTAATCTTATTTAATAACTGATTTTCTGCAAGATCTATCAAGCCTTCTTTAACATTATCACATAGTTCACTAAATGATTCATCTTCAATCCATCTGTAATAAGTTTGTCTTGAAATATTAGCTTGTTTACAGGCTTCTGATATATTACCAAGATTCAACTCTAAGCCTTGTAAGAACAATTCTTTTTTAGTTGGTTTTGTAACCTTTGTTACTTCAGAATCCTTATTTTCTATATTTTTATCCATATTATGATATTGTAATATAACATACTAATTCATTTAAAAAAGTTAAAATATTGTCTTTCTAATGATTTCTTATACTTAACTGCTTCTTTCTTAGTTAAGAACTTCTTTCCATTTACTATGTATATAAAACCTAATTCTTGTTTAATGTCTTTGTTCATACAAATAAATTAGATTGTGATGTTCTTCTATTTGCTATCTCTATATATTCAGGATTTAATTCTATTCCTACCCAATGCCTATGCAATTCTTGTGCTGCAAGTCCAGTTGTTCCACTACCAAAAAATGGATCTAACACTATTCCACCTTCAGGACAACCTGCCTTAATACAAGTAATTGGTAATTCTATTGGAAATGTAGCAAAGTGTGCTTCTTTATATGGTTTAGTTGTTATCTTCCATACACTTCTTTTGTTTCTGCCTTTTTCAGGTGCAAATCTTTTCATATCATCACATTTTTGTGGTGAGTTTCTTCCCTCTACCTCTACTCCATTCCAACCATATTTTGCTCTTTTTATCATTGATTCTGTCAATGGTTCTCTAATAGCATCTATATCATAAAAGTATTTAGGTGATTTAGTTAATAAGAATATATACTCATGTGTTTTAGTGCATCTATCTTGCACACTTTCAGGCATAGGATTAGGTTTATGCCATATAATATCTTGCCTTAAATACCAACCATCTGATTGTAATGCAAATGCTACTCTAAATGGTATTCCTACCAAATCTTTTGGTTTTAATCCTATTGGTATTTTTTTATCAATACCTACTATTCCTTGTTTGCTTTGATTTACAGCACCTTTAAATTTACTATTCTTACCTCTCATAGAACTCATAGCATAACTATCACCTAAATTAAGCCATACAGATCCTGATGATTTTAATACTCTTTTAACTTCACTAAATACTTTAACAAGATTAGCAACAAATTCTTCAGGTGTCTTTTCTAATCCTAATTGTTTATCTTTTCTAATAGCACCACATTTTTTACAAAACTTATCATACTGAAAAATTGTTAATTCTTTAGATGGTCTATTTGCTTCACCACCTTGTTTTTGTGTTTTTTTTATATGTTTACAATTCTCATCACCACCTTCCCATTCAGCAGTTCCATAATCTCTGAGGCCCCAATATGGAGGAGAAGTGCAAACACAATCTATTGATTCATCAGGAAAATCTTTTAAAACATCTATACAATTACCTTGATATATTTTTTCTGTTTTCATTTTATCCCTTCCACTCACTTTATATTATTATCTCTGTATAAGATTCTTTATCATCATATTCTTTTATTGCTCTAAGTTCTATTACTTGACTATCATCTAAATAAACTAATTTATTCATACAATCCATATAGAACTTTACATAATTATCTACATCAGGTCTTTTAATATGATATACTGGTGCTGTTTTTTTCAATTCATCAGAATATTTACCTGTTCTAAAATGTGCTTTTGGTCTTTTTATATGAAACACAAACTTAATCTTTAAAGCATCTGTATATGGTTCACCAGTAAATTGCTCTTTTATTTGTTGTATTGCTATCTTCTTATCTTTGCTTGATGGATCATATACAAACCCTCTGGCATATCTATGCCTCTTCTGTGCTATGCAGTTATCTATTCTTAGTTTCATTTATTTTTTAATATTTCTCTACACAATTCACTTGGTACAATACTTCTTAAATAACTATCTTTTAAACCTTGTGTTCCTGTTCTACTACCTCTTGGTGCTCTTTCATGATCACAATCAGGATTACCATTCTTGCAAACTGGTCTTGCAACCCATTTAAAATCAGTATTCCAAATATCAGTAGGTTTTGCTCTTTTATTTGTTGTATTGCTATCTTCTTATCTTTGCTTGATGGATCATATACAAA